AAAAAAAGGTACCCCCTACCACGAAACACTCGTGCTATAATAATTCCTATATGGCAAGAAAGACGCAAAAGGTACCCCTCGTCCCAACACCCTCTGCCGAGGAGGTGTACCGCGAGGCATTCAAGGAACTCGTGAAGTCTTTCTTCACAGAGCCCGAACACCTTACCTCCTTATCGGCCTACCCGCGTACCGCCTCAGCCACCAAGCGCCGCCACCTCACCATCCCAAACCTTGCGGAGCATATCGGCTGGCACCCCAAAGCAATCATCTCCTACTCGTCTGATGGCCCATTGGCGCGCATCCTGGAGCACGCAATACTCTCCTGCGAGAACTACCTCGTGAATGGTATGCTCAACGAAACAGTCGACACCAAGATTGGCACCGCGCTCCTGGAGCAGTACCATGGCTTCAAGCGCAAGGTGGACATCAAGTCGACCGGCACCAAAAACATCTCGGACATCTTGAACGCGCTGGAGGATTAAAACTATGGCACGACCTAAGAAAAACGAATACCAAGGGCCAACAATCGTCGGCACCGACGAGCGCATGAAGGATAAGCCCTGGAGGATTTCTCATCTCTACAAAATAAAAACTATTAAGCACACTGTCGAACGTTTTGTCCCTAACCGTGCGCAGGCAGAATTTGAAGAGCAACGCCACAACCGAAACATAATTCTTAAATCTCGTCGCCTTGGCTTCACCACCTATGAGGCAGTGGACTCTTTGGATGATGCTCTATTTTGCCCGAACGTCGACAACCTCATCCTGTCGTATGACGCCCCATCCCAGTTGGACATCTTCGACAACAAAGTAAAATTGGCGTGGGACAACCTGCCGGATGTCTTGCAGCAGCTGTGGAGGTTGGACACCGACCGTTCGAACAAGATGAAGTTCAATTGGGGTGACAAGTCGACGAGCTCGGTCACTGTGAGGTCTCATGGCCGCTCAGGAACGTTCTCACGCGTCCACATCTCGGAGTTTGGTAAGATGTGCAGGATTTCCCCCTCAGACGCGGATGAGGTGCTCTCAGGCACCATTCAGGCGGTTCCACTCGAGGGAAGGGTGGACATCGAGTCGACTGCTGAGGGAAACTCGGGGCTGTTCTATGATATGTTCTGGGAGGCCTGGAACAGGCCGAAGGACCAGGCGCTTAACCCAGTGGACTACCGCGCCTTTTTTTTCAACTGGCAGTACGACGACGCGGAGCTTTCGGGTATTGTACCGCTCGACCCACAGACGTTTCAGCAGTGGCAGAAGTTTAAGAGGTACCAGGAGGAGCACTGTCTCACGGACCGAGAGATAACGTATTACTATTTCAAATGGCTTTCACTTAACAAGGACTGGGACATCTTGCACCAGGAGTACCCTACCACGCCGGAGGAGGCGTTCGTGTCGTCGGGGGTGAATCTTTTCTCCGCGGAGAGTCTTATGAAGATGCAGACGCGGGAGGGCGAGCAGGTTGGGGACTGGAGGTACTTCGCAGACTACAAGCCGGGGCACCGGTACGGGCTGGGGGCTGACCCTTCGGGCGGGGTCGGGCAGGACAATGCGACCATCGCGGTCATCGACTTCGATGCGAAACCGAGGGCGGAGTTGGTGGCGCTGTACGTCTCGGATAGAATTCCGCCGGACATGTTCGCGTACGAGATACGGAGTGGGGGGACTCGCTACGGGAATTGTGTCGCAATGGTGGAGCGGAATAACCATGGGCACGCTACGTTGGCGACGCTGAAGAATATCTACGCGAACATCTGGAAGGAGGTGAAGTACGATAAGGAGATTGACGAGAAGACAGACCGGCTCGGGTTCCACGCTACGGCGGGGTTCAACGCGACGATGGAATACGCGCTGTCGACGGCAATCAATGAGGAGGAGATGAATATCCCGGACAAGGAGACCGTCCAGGAATTGAAGTCATACCCGAAGGATGCGATGGCGCGGCAGAAGGATGCGTCGTCGAAACATTGGGACCGGGCGAAGGCGGTGATGATTGCTTTCCACATGTTGCAGTATGCGAAAGGACAACGTGTTGTTACAATGTCATCAGGCGAAGAGTGCGACCCATTTAATCCTCTTGCGCAATTTTAATTCTATGAAACTCATTGTTGAAATAACTCAGATGGATGACAAGTGTGTGAAGCATGAATGCAATGATTTTCCTAATGTTGGTTCTGATTTTGTGACGCTTTATAAAGATGGTTTTAGGAGGGAGTTGATTAGTACTCGGTCGGTGCAGAGAATGGATTATTATTTTAAGAAGTAATTATTAACTTTCGTTAAACTATATGGCAAAAAAAACCTCGAAGACCGTCGAAGAAAAACTCTCACCCACCCCGGCAGAGCCGGCGACGTACACCACAGACGAGGCGCTGTATCTTGGACACCTCCGCCAGCGCATGGCGACAGCGCGCGACCTTCGTGAGAACAAGCACGACGAGTTCGATGGTATGACGTACCTCCAGCGATGCGAGTGGAACCGCAAAGGTGCGAACACTTTCATTGCGCCGAAGAAGAACAAAGGTGACACAACCTTCGTTACCGGTGTTACGCGCAACCGAATGGTACAGTTGCACTCCTACGTAAGTAACCTGAACCTCACCCCGACGGTGCAAGCGTGGGACGCGCATGCGCTCAAGGACACGGAGATGGCTCTTGGGCAGGAGGACATTATTGCAAAGACGTACTACGACGAAGGAGACGATGAGAAGCTTGTGCAGCGCCAGTGGCAGCTCTTGGAGCAGGGGGAAGTGTTCCTTGAGGAAATCTGGCTCGAGGAGACTGCTACCATTAAGAATGTCATCACGGCTTTTGACGGTAAGAATATCAAGGACGCGAAGTGGGTTGTGGCGAAGAAGAAGAAGGACGGCAAGCCGGTGCACAACATTTTGCAGAATGAGAATGTGTTCCTTGGGGACATTACGGTTTTCGGCATCGAGCGACAGCCGTTTATCTTCACCGTGCAGCAGGTGCCATATGATGTCGCAGAGGCGGAGTACGGGGATTGGGCGCGCTGGTCGGCGGTGCCGCACGATGTTAACTACTTCTCAACGGCGGCTGAGCCGGTCGGTACGGCATACAACAATAACTGGTCACTGACACAACTGAAGAAGGACCACGTTGAAATTTTGAAGTACCAGGACCCGTGGAGCAACGAGTACGCGATTATCATCAATGGAAACCTTATGACGCCGGTCGGTCTCCCGCTGCCGTGGAACTGGGGAGAGGAGCCACGGTACAACATCACAATGCAGACTCTCGGAATGATTTCTCCGTTCTTCGCCTACGGGAAGTCAATCCCAATGCTCACGCGCACCAAGCAGTTACTCATGGATGAGTTCTGGAGGCTTATGATTCTTAAGACTCAGAAGTCTTTTATCCCGGCGTATGCGAATAATACCGGCGTGCAGTTGTCGAATAGAATCTTCATGCCGGGACAAATCACTTCGGGCATCGACGCCGACCGCATCAAGCGTCTTGACCCGGACGGAGCAACAGGTGTCTCGCGCGCGGAGCTCGCGGTCATTCAGCAGCTGCAGACTTCTCTTGATGACGACACCACCCCACAGGGTATGTCTCCGAAGAGCCCGGGCGCAGGTAACCGCACCACGGCGACACAGCACCGAGATATGGCCAGCAAGGCTGAGCTTATGCTGACGCTCATTGTGTTCTCGATGTCAACGCTCGAGCGCAAGCTTGGTGAGGCTCGTCTGTACAACAATCTTGAGAACTGGTTCAAGCCGGTCGGAGAAGAGTCGGTGAAACTCGATGACACCCGGAATGAATTGGTTAAGAGATACCGCTCGATGAATATCGACAAGCACGTCGAGAATGAAGGCCCTGGTCAGTCTATTGTGCGCGTCGGCAAGACCGCGGACCCGCTGTCTATTTACCGCGAAGAGGAGAAGATAAAACAGAACACCGGAGTCCCCACGCGCATCCGTTACATCGACCCGGACGTTGTGAGCGGGGGTAAGCATATCTTCAAGGTTGTTGTCGAGCAGAAAGAGAAGAAGACATCCGATATTGGTAAAGTGCTGTTCAATGAAATGATGGACGGCGTCACCAAGTTCTTCCCGGCGGGCGGCGAGGTAACACCGAATCTCAAGTACCTCTCGGAGCAGTATGCGATGACGTGGAGGATGGACCCAATGAAGATGTTCAAGTCAGCGCAGGGGCAGCCGGGCGCAGAACAAGGTGGTGGCGCACCGACACCAGTGTTGCCTCCTCCTGGGGATAACTCGGGTGGCGCCGGTCAGGGGGCGCGTGGTAAACTTACTCCTAAGAGCATGACGCAAGCAGGCAAGCCTCCGGTGGCACCGACACCAACGCTCGCTCAGTAACCAACGCTCGCTCAGTAACCAACGTATGATAAAAACACAGGAACAATTCATCCAGCGGATGACTGAACTCTACGCCAAGAG